GGCCGAGAAGGGCATCAAGCTCGTCCTGGCCACCAGGAACCGCTCCTTCGTCGAGTGGAGGCCGGATCGCGGCGGCTTCGCCGGTGAGCACGCACCGCTGTCCAAGATCGTCAAGGACGCCCAAGCGAACGCGGTCGAGCGCAACCAGCTGTTCACCGACGACGGCAACACCCTCGAAGAGACGTTCAGCCTCTACGCCATCCACGTGTCCGAGGACAACACCCCACTGGGCTACGTCGTGATCCCCTTCACCTCGACGAAGATCAAGGCGTGGAGGAACTACTTCACCAAGCTCGACACCGCCCGCGTGGGCGATCGCAAGCTGACCGACGTCGCCCCGCTGTTCGCGATGTCCGTGCGCCTGACCTCCAAGAACGAGGTCAACAAGAAGGGCCAGCCCTACAGCAACTACGTTCTCCAGCCCGCCGTCAACGGCTCGGTCATCGAGAGCGTTATCTCCCCCGACAGCCCCGCCTACGAGAGCGCCAAGGCGCTGCGCGAGGCCATCGAGCAGGGTCGCGCCAAGGCCGACTACGACAGTCACGACAAGGCTACCGGCGCAGACGAGGTCGACGAGAACTTCTAGTCGGAATAGCTGCGGCCTCGCCGCAGAAGAGGTGGAATGTGCAACCTTCGCGACCTCATCCTTTGTTCGCGTCATGTTGGCGCAACAACAGACAGAAAGACAAGGAGAAAGATATGTTCGTGAAAATCATCAGAGGCTCACATGAGCAAGTCATCGAGTGCACCGCGGTCAGCATCGACTCGTCTCGATGTAAGAAGGAGAACAAGTTCATGCTCTTCATCGAGGGCCTCAACCGTCGAGTGGTCAACCACGAGATCGACAAGACAGTCCCCGAGGCGTTGGGGGTCTATCTCATGAACAGCAAGGGCCAGACCATCGACACCGTCTTCAGCAAGCAACCCGACTGATGACTCAACTACACGCCCAGCAGCAGGACGCGTTTGACAAGGTGCGCGCCTGGATCGACGGGGGATGCCCTGGCGAGTGCTTCAGGCTCTTCGGCTATGCCGGGACCGGGAAGTCCACGATCGCCAAGCTCTTCCCGACGATCGCACCTGGGCGGGTGCTTTATGCTGCCTACACCGGCAAGGCCGCTCACGTGCTGACCAGGAAGGGATGCCCTGCCACCACCATCCACCGCCTGATCTACAAGCCACGTGAGCGGGGATCCTACCACCTGCGCAAGCTGGAGGAGGGCTTGACTGTCGCCCTGGAAGCAGGGGACGGCAGGAAGGTCCGCAAGCTGGAGAACCTCATACGCCTGGAGAAGGAGAAACTCAAGTCCCCCACGTGGGACCGCAACGACCACTCGGAGCTACAGGAGGCGTCACTGCTGGTCCTCGACGAGGTCTCAATGGTCGGGCAGCAGCTCGGCCGCGACCTCCTGTCCTACGGCACTCCAGTCCTCGCCCTCGGCGACCCTGGGCAGTTGCCGCCGATCGGATCCGTCGGCGGGTTTTTCACCGACCACGAGCCCAACGCCATGCTGACCGAGGTGCACCGGCAGGAGAAGGGCAGCGACGTGCTCGACCTCGCCACCAGCGTGCGCAAGGGGAACAGCCTCTCCCTCGGCCCCTGCGTCGTGCGCAAGGGGACCACGAAGATCAGCGAGCTGGCGTCCTACGATCAGGTCCTGGTGGGCCGGAACAAGACGCGCAAGATCCTCAACACGCAGATCCGCCGTCACCTCGGGCTCTCTGGGCTGCCCAAGCCAGGGGATAAGCTGGTGTGCCTGCGCAACAACCACGACCTGGGGATCATGAACGGTTCCCAGTGGACCGTGGCCGACAGCACCGAGTTGGGCAACGACCAGATCGCCCTGGAGCTGCGGGACGACGACAACACGAAGGTGGACGTCATCTCGTGGACCCAGCTGTTCGAGAACCGCGAGGCCCCCTACCACAACCAGCGCGACGCCGAGCTGTTCGACTACGGCTACGCCATGACGGTGCACAAGGCCCAGGGCTCGCAGTGGGACCGGGTCTACGTCGTCGACGAGAGCGCATCATTCAACAAGGACCGCAGCCGGTGGCTCTACACCGCCATCACGCGGGCCGCAGAAGAGGTGAGGATCAGCCTATGATTGGCCCGAAGACCGAGTTCGCAAAGAACCTGACCCAGGACCGACTGTGCCAGCCCACCGAGGGCTTCGCCGCCTCCATGGGCAGGATCGCCACAGCACTCGCGCCGGACATGCACAGCCGTGTGCAGCTGCACGAGGCCCTGCTCAACCAGCGCTTTATCCCTGGCGAGCGCATCCAGCGCTACCTCGGAGTCAGGGACGACAACATCGCCCTGAGTGGTGTGATGAGCGGAGAGGTCTTCGACAACTTCGGCTCAGCCCTGGATCGGGCAGAGCAGGCCGCAGAGATCTTCCGTGCCGGAGGTCGAGTGGGGATCGACTTCACCGAGCTGCGCCCAAGAGGGGACCGGATCTTCCGCGGTGGGAACCGCTCCGCCGGGCCCGTGTCGATCATGTCCTTCTTCAGTGCGGTGCGCCAGTGCTTCAGCAACGTGGAGCCCGCGAACGGCGCGTTGACGGCGACCCTACGCATCGACCACCCAGACATCATGGAGTTCATCCTCGCCAAGCAGAACGTCCACGGGTGCGACGCCTTCCGGACCGTGGTCGGCGTGACCGACGAGTTCATGACCGCGCTGGCCAACGGTAAGAAGTTCGACCTCCGCTGGGGCGGGCACGTCTACTCGACCGTGGACCCGGCCGAGATCTGGGAAATGCTCATGCAGAGCGTCTGGGCGTGGTCCGAGCCACAGGTCCTGTTCCTCGACACTGTGAACCGCCGGAACAGCCTCGGCTACAAGGAGAACATCACCGCCCTGAGCCCGGTGGGGGAGCAGCCGATCGCGGCGTTCGGGTCGTCCGTCCTGGGCAACCTGAACCTCACCAAGTATCTCTGCGTCGACAACACGGAGTTCGACTACTACGCCTTCGAGCGTGACATCCACGTCGCCGTGCGCGCGCTGGATTGCGCGCTGGACGTGATCCACCACCCAACCGACATCCACCGACTGGTCAAGGACCGGAAGCGCCCGATCGGGCTGGGGGTCACTGGTCTCGCGAACACCATCGAGTCGCTCGGAGCGCCCTACGGCTCGCAGGAGTTCCTCACGTGGACGGTGAGCCTGCTGTCGTTCCTGACGAACAACGCCTACCGCGCCTCGATCGAGCTGTCCCGAGAGCTTGGGCCGTTCGACGACCTGAACCGCGAGCTGTTCCTGAAGCCCGGCACGTTCGCAGCAGGGCTGCCGGAGGACATCCGACATGGGATCATGCGCCACGGGATCCGCAACAGCCGCCTGACCTGCATCTACCCCTGCTCCCTCACGAGCCTCGCCGCGGACAACGTCTCCCAGGGCATCGAGCCCGTCACAGACATCATGTCCAGGCGCGTCGTGAACACGCCGCAGGGCCCGCTGCGCGTGGACGTGCCCGACTACGGACAGCTCTTCCTGGGGACCACACCGAAGGTCCTGGCGGACTGCACGCCGGAGGACCACATGGAGGTGTTCCTGGCCGCGTCTCGCAACGTGGACGGCGGCGTCACGAAGAGCATCGTGGTCACCCCCGACACGGACTGGTGTGACTTCCAAGCGATATTCGTTCGGGCCTGGGAGGGAGGCGCAAAGAACTGCGCAGTCTACCAGACCGAATCCAGACGGTTCGGCATCCTGCAACGCCCCGAGGATGCTGCCGCGTGCTACGTAGACCCAAAGAAGCCCGGGAGGGCAGACGACGATGAGTGAAGAGACCCCGCCGATCATCAAGAGCCAGATGCGCAAGCCATGCGGCTGCATCATCACCGAGCTATCCAACGAGACCACGCAGATGTCCCCATGCGTCCCCTGCGGGATGATGGAGGCCGCCCGCGCCCTCGCCAGCGTCGGGCAGATCCTCGCCGCTGTCGCCACCCGGATGCGGGTGGAGCGCGACAGCACGGACATCGACGTGGCCGTGAAGAAGAGCCTGGAGTCCTGATGGACCTATTCGAGTTCGCGAACGAGCGCGAAGGTGTGCGCCTCATGAGGAAGATCGGGGTCCCCGAGCCGTGGTCCGAGGACCGCCGCCTCCAGCTCTACCACTTCACGAACATCTTCCGCGAGGACGACCCCACCTCGCAGTGGATCTACGACAACCTGCTCTACGAGGTGCGCTACAACCCGGAGCACCTGTTCCGGAACGCCCTGGTCGGGCGTCTGTTCAACAACGTCGTCCCGCTGGAGCGTATCAAGCACATGATGCTGTGCGGCTGGGACGAGGATGAGATGTTCGATGTCCTTCGTCGTCGCCCAGGAGACCTCCACCCCAGCTGGCGTTTCAGCGGTCACTACCGCGCCCGACTGAAGGCAGGCACCACTCGACTGGAGCAGGTCGCTCTGGCAGTGCGGCACGCCGACTCGAAGCAGGTGTGGCGGGTCACCCACTCCTCCACAAAAACCGCTCACTGGGCGATCTGCCAGCTTCCCCTAGGCGGCCCGCTCGTGGCGAACGAGATCGTCGCGGACCTGCAACGGTTCCCGAGCTTCTTCTGTGGTCAGCCCGACTGCGCCGTCCCCGAGCGCCACATCATGCGGGGGCTCGGTATCTGGGCTGGCAAGGGCCGGATCTCGCACGAGAAACTCTTCAAGGCACACCAGAAGCTGCGGGGTATACTTGAGGAGTCGCGCGACCGCTGGGACTACCCCGACCGGCCGTGGACTCTATCCACCGCAGCCCGAGCCGCGCTGCTCTACGGCCGCTACACCGACGACAACTACAGGACCCTCCGCAGGGGCCTGAGAAAGGAGAGGATCGCAAGATGAGACGAATCGGAAACATGCCCGCGGATCGGGTCAAGTATCTGCTCAGGCGTCACAGCGCCCGTGCTGGCTTTCGGAAGTCCGGACCCGGCGTCCTGGTCAAGCTGCGCGACGCACTGCACAACATGACGCAGGAGCAGCGCGAGATCGCCCTGTCCGAGGGCTGGGATCGCGGCTTGCTCTACCGCGCCAAGGCAAGTGGCAAGCTGGGGGTGCGTCGATGATCGTCGTCGCGAAATACCGCAAGCGGTCCAACGGAGGCCGCACGCTCACCTACTACAGGGATGTCCTGCTGTTCGGCTTCATCCTCATCCACCTCCTGGCCCGCAAGGGGCACAAGGCACTGCACGCGCGCAGGAGGCAGCGATGAGCATGGACCGACCCCAGCTGCTGGAGCGACTGCGCAGCGACGGCCGCTTCCCTGACATGCTCAGCGTCGACGGGTGCGTCCGCTTGGAGACCAGAACCCCGCTCATCGCTGCGTCCTTCTACATCTATCCGCACCACGTGGTGATGGAGACGGCGGTAGACCGCAAGCACCCACAGGTGGTGTCGTTCTCCGACATGGACAAGCTCCTGAACCTGTGCGCGGATGACGGTCGGGCCTACCTCTACGTCGCATCCGGCTTCCCCGGCGTGGACTGCAACGGCACCAACGCCTGTGTGCTGGCGACCAGCTTCGCGGAAGCTGAGGCTGCCTTCCGGAAGGCCATCAACGAGAGCCGATACCTGCCGGGGATCAAGGACGGTGTGGTTCTCCCGATCCGCCGGATGGCACTTGGCGAGGTGGCGATCACCAACGAGGGCTACCTCAGCTAGTCTGTATGCAGCTACCTTCCTTCTCACCCAAGATCTCGTGGACGGCCCCTGCTGTCCACACTCTCCCGTCGTGGGCAGACGCCAAGCGGCTGTGCATTGACGTCGAGACCAAGGACCCTCACCTCAAGGCCATGGGCCCGGGGGTGCGGACCGACGGCTACGTCATCGGGATTGGCGTCGCGATCGAGGACGGCCCGAAGTTCTACCTGCCGATCCGTCACGAAGGTGGCGGAAACCTCGACGAGGGCCACGTCTGGTCCTACTTGCGCGACAACGCCAAGGCCTTCAGGGGCACCGTGGTCCACGCCAACGGGCAATACGACCACGACTACCTGCTGGAGAACGACGTCGACCTGCTCCACTGCCGATGGTTCGATGTCCAGCTGGCCGACCCTTGCATCTACGAGCTGCACGACCGCTACAGCCTGGAACACATCGCGGAGCGCTTCGGTGTGCCCGGCAAGGACGAGACGCTGCTCCGCCACTGGGCCTCCGTCTACGGCATCAACCCGAAGTCTGGCATGTTCCGCCTCCCCGCCGGTGCCGTTGGTCCCTACGCCGAGCAGGACGTCGCGCTGCCCCTGGCCCTCGCGCGGATGCAGGAGGCCAAGATCAAGGAGCTTGGCCTGGAGAGGGTCTTCAAGCTGGAGTCAGAGTTGCAGCCGGTCCTGCTGAAGATGCGCCGCCGCGGCGTGGCCGTGAACCTCGATCGGCTGTCCGTGGTCCGCGAGATGGCGCAGGCCAGGGAGCGTGAGGTCCTGAATGAGATCACCCGTCGCACAGGGATCGGCCTCGGCCCGTCAGACGTCAACGCCAGCGCCTCCTGGGCACAGGTCCTGAAGAACATAGGCATCGAGGTTCCGCGCACGAAGCAGGGGAATCCGAGCGTGACGAAGGACCTGCTCAAGAGCATCAACCACCCCGTCGCCGATCTGATCCAGGAGGCCAAGCGCTACAACAAGCTCTACGGCACCTTCTGCTCCTCGGCCGAGCGGTTCACGGTCAACGGCCGGATCCACTGCACATTCAACCAGATGCGCACCAGCAAGGACGACGGCAGCGACGAAGAGAACGGCGCGAAGTATGGTCGCCTGTCGTGCGTGAACCCGAACCTTCAGCAGCAGCCCAGCCCGGACAAGGACCCGATCATCGGCAAGGCGATCCGCGACGTGTTCATCCCGGACGAGGGCGGCCAGTGGGCGTGCTTCGACTACAGCCAGCAGGAGCCCAGGTGGACCGTCCACTATGCAGAGCTGATCGGCGCGCGCGGGGCGAAGGCCGCCGCGGATATGTATCGCACCAACCCGCGCACCGACTACCACGGCATGGTTGCCACCATGATCAACCCGAACTGGCCCAGCCTGGATGCCAAGAGCAAGAAGTCCCAGCGGTCCCAGTTCAAGGAGATCTCCCTCGGCAAAGCCTACGGGATGGGAGGAGCGAAGCTGTGCAGGCGGCTGCAACTGCCCACCAAGACCATCGTGCGCTACCAGAACCGCTGGATCCAGGGTGGCACACCGGAGGCCATGGACGCTCTCCGGGCAGGTGGCTTCGCGGTGGAGGTGGCCGGGGATGAGGGCTCGGAGGTGCTCCGGAAGTTCGACCGAGGCGTCCCCTACATCTCGGAGCTGGAGCTGCTCACCGAGCGCAACGCCATCAAGCGCGGCTACATCCGCACGGCCGGTGGTCGGCACTGCCACTTCCCGCGCCTCGCGAAGCCGAAGCATGTGAAGCGCCAGAATCTGATGACTGCGTTTGACTGGGTGCACAAGGCACTGAACCGCCTGATCCAGGGCAGCTCGGGCGACCAGATGAAGCAGGCCATGATCGACATCGACCGAGAGAACTTCCCACTACAACTCCAGGTCCACGACGAGGCGGACATGACGGTCTTCGACAGGCAGACCCTGCTCGACGTGCGCGATGTCATGCTGGACGCTGCCGAGTGCAGTGTGCCGCACCTCGTCGACGTGGAGACGGGCCCGAGCTGGGGCAGCTGCAAGGACGTAGAGCTATGAGCTACCACGCCGACACGTTCGTGCTCACGCCCGACGGGTGGAAGCGCATCAGCGATGTCACCTACGACGACCGCGTTGCAGAGATGCACGACGGGGAGCTGGTGTTCTCGCAGCCGGTCGACATCAGCAGTCGCAACTTCAGCGGGCAGCTCATCAACGTCGAGGCCCGCAACTACGGGTTCACGGTCACTCCAGAGCACGGCGTGCCCGCGCAGAACCGCAAGACCGGGGACGAGAGCATCGTCCGGGCCGACGACATGCACACAACCAAGAACCACCTGCTGCATGTCTCTGCTCCGCTTGCGCCTCGCGACCACGAGATCCACGACCCAGACTTCGCCCGCATCGCCGGGATGCTGCGGTCCAACCTTTTGCGGATCACCCGCCGCCAGATGACCGTGCGGATCCTACTGTCGACGCTGCGTCCCTACCTGATCTCGCTGATGGACAAAGCGGGCGTCCACTACGTGCAGGACGATGCCCGGTTCTTGCTCGCCAAGCACCCGCGCCTGATGACCTACTTCACGTTCCACGGGAGGCTCCGTCGGTCCACCCTCCTTGCTCTCGACGCCGAGAGCAAGCGCATGTTTGTCCAAGGGGCCATCAGCTGGAAGGCCCGCATCCGCCCGCCCTCCTTCCCCACCTACATCACCCGTTTCCCGCCCGAAGACGTGGCCGTGGTCCACGAGCTGTGCGCCCTCGCTGGGCTCTCCAGCACGGAAAGGGCCGCCGGTGACGGGTGGCTGGAGGTAAAAGTCCGACCGGAACAGAAAAATCTCCTCCCTCCCCGCAAAAATGTGTTACCCTACTCAGGTAGGGTCTACAACCTCTTCACGCCCAGTGGGACCCTTCTCACCAGAAACCTCACCCGACAAGCCCTCATAGGAGACGGAAGCCATGTCTGACCTGATGCTCGACCTCGAAACCCTCGGCAACGGCAACGACGCCGCGATCGTCTCGATCGGTGCCTGCGTATTCAACCCCTTCGGCGGGGAGATCACGGAGCTGTTCTACCGGACGATCGACCTGGAGATCTCATCCCACCCAGGGGACCTGGATCCAGGCACCGTGCTCTGGTGGCTCAAGCAGGACGAGGCGGCCCGCAAGGCGCTGACCGACCCGAAGCAGCACGAGACGCTCCCGCTCGGTGAGGCACTGAACCAGCTCAGGGGCTTCATAATCGCCAATGATGCCAACCGCCTCTGGAGCAACGGCCCGACGTTCGATGAGGTCATCATCCGCAGTGCGTTCCGCCGCTACGAAATGGAGTTCCCGATCCCCTTCTTTGGCAGCCGCTGTGTGCGCACGGTCAGGGGCCTGCCCAACGCACCGAAGGCGAAGCCTGTGCATGGGACCGCGCACAACGCGCTCGACGACGCCGTCTCCCAGGCCAAGCACGTGCAGGAGATCTACAGGAGTCTGGTGCGATGAGTGAGAGGAAAAATGTCGTAGCTGTCAAGTTCTACCACGCCGGGTTCGGGGTGGTCCGCGTGGTCCAGGAGGACTACACCGGTGCCCGCAACCTCGTGGTGCAGATCCAGCACAAGAGCATCATGAATGAGCCTCACTGGGTCAACGCCACTAGGGCTGAAGCTGAGGCCATCATGCCTATAGCCTTCAACCATCTTGCGGCGGAACTAGCTGCGACTAAGTCTAGGCTGGAGGACACCCAAAAGAAGCTATCCAACGCACTGCTACCAACAGCAACCGACATGAGGACGACGACATGATCAAATACCCACGAGTCATCATCAAGCTGGATTGCCTCCATGACGGACCTGTCCGCATAGTCCAACGCACCGAAGGAGTCCCATCCATGGATGTAGAGATCATGACGAAGGACTCCATGGGGATGCTTCGCTGGGTCGATGTCGACATGGACTCACCACTGAGATCCCAGGCGTTCCGGCTGGCCCTAATGCAACTTGCTGACTCCCTGCACACTGCGCGAGGTGGTGAGCTGTGAGGCGACTGGTCCGATTCCTGCTGTTCCCGGTGCCCTATCTGCTGTTCCCGCTGATGGCGCTCTACGTCATCTTCGTGCAGCCGTTCACCATCACCATCCCAGCAGCCAAGCAACTTCGTCAGGCATACCCACAGCTCCGGTCGCGACCGCTCTGGAGGTGCGTCCTACGTGGAATGCACTACCACTTCAAGTGGCTGATCGACGCCACGCGCCAGTGGCCGTCTACCTGGAAGAGGAGCCTCAACTAGGTGAGTGGAGAGGCGAGACTACGGAGGGAGGTGGTGCGACTTCTGAAGTCACTCGACGCCCAGCCGGTGGAGAACATCGTGCGCGCCGGGACCCCGGACGTCGAGTATCATGGAGGGTGGATCGAGGTCAAGCGCACGAAGTCCTGGCCTGCACGGCCTGACACTCCTGTGAAGCTGGAGCACGACCTCACTCCCGGCCAGCGCCGATGGATCCGCAGACGTGAGCGCGTGGGCGGCACCGTCTGGGTCCTGGTGCAGATCGACAGAGCCTACCTCCTGCTCAAGGGCGGCGACGCTGCCCGCTGGATCGGAGAGGCAAACAGACGAGAGCTGATCGCGCACGCCCACAAGGTGTGCCTTGGGCTCGCAGAACTGAGAAGGAACCTGCTTGCATGGGTGAGTTGAACCCCAACTACGACGCATCTCTTGACTTTCTGGAATGGGCCCAGCCGGACGGGCCGTGGGTCCTCGTGGCGATTGCCGTGGACAAGACCGGCATCACGACGCGGACGTTCTCGGACCGCGAGACTGCGAAGGGCTGGCTCGACGAGGTCGGCAGCACCAACAACATCTACTGGACCGTCAACCGCACCATCCGGCCCATGGCCAGCAAGCCCGGCCGGAAGGACATCTCGAGCCTGGACTTCCTCCACGTGGACATCGACCCCCGGGTCGGGCACGACCTGGAGGACGAGCAGGCCCTGATCCTGGAGCGGCTGGAGGACTTCCAGCCCCCACCCAGCGCGGTCGTCTACAGCGGCGGCGGCTATCAGGCCTTCTGGAGGCTCCAGGATCCCCTCAAAATCGACGGCGAGGAAGACCTATACGAAGACGCAAAGCGCTACAACTTGCAACTGGAGCGCCTCCTGGGCGGCGACAGCTGCCACAACGTGGACCGCATCATGCGGCTGCCCGGAACGATCAACTGGCCGGACGAGAAGAAGAAGGCCAAGGGCCGGATCGAGGCCCTGGCCACGGTCATCGGGCAGCTGACCAGCCTGGACTACCCGCTCGGCGGCTTCACCCCCGCCCCGCAGCTCCAGAACACCCAGGGCTTCACCAGCAAGACCGTCAAGATCGGCGGCAACGTCCCGCGGACCGAGGACCTCAGCACCCTGCCGGTGTCGGACCTGTGCAAGGTCGTCATCGCCCAAGGCAAGGACCCGGACGACCCGGACCGCTGGGAGAGCCGGTCGGAGCCCCTGTTCTGGGTGTGCTGCGAGATGATCCGCGCCGAGATGTCCGACGAGCAGATCTTCGGCATCATCACCGACCCCTGCTGGGAGATCAGCAGCTCGATCGTCGAGAAGGGCAGCAACGCCCAGACCTACGCGGAGCGCCAGATCGAGCGCGCGCGCGAGGAGGCGGTGAACCCCTGGCTGCGCAAGCTGAACGACGACCACGCCGTGGCCATCGTCAGCGGCAAGACGCGCGTCATCTCCGAGGCCGAGGACATCCTGGAGGGTGGACGTAGGCGCACGCGCCTGCTCTACCAGTCCTTCGATGACTTCCGCAACTTCTACAGCAACCAGTTCATCGAGTTCCTCGGAGGCAAGGACAACGAGACCCTGATCCGCATCCCGGTCGGGAAGTGGTGGCTCGCGCACACCGAGCGACGCACCTACAAGGGCGTCGTCTTCAGCCCTGGCAAGACAGTCAGCGGCTACTACAACCTGTGGAAGGGCTTCGGCGTCGAGGCCATCCCCGGCGACTGCGGACTGTTCCTCGATCACATCCGAGAGAATATCTGCGACGACAGCCCGGAGGTCTACGACTACCTGATCCGCTGGATGGCGACCGCCGTGCAGTTCCCTGCTCAGCCTGGGCACGTGGCCGTGGTCATGCGCGGACGGCAGGGCACCGGCAAGGGCGCATTCGCGAACACGTTCGGCAAGCTGTGGGGCAGGCACTTCCTGGCTGTGCGCGACAGCGAGCACCTGTTCGGGAAGTTCAACGCCCACCTCAAGGACTGCGTCGTCCTGTTCGCCGACGAGGCGTTCTGGGCAGGTGACAAGAAGCGCGAGGGGATGCTCAAGTCCATGGTGACCGAAGAGCAGATGATGTCCGAGCGCAAGGGCTACGACGCCGAGCTGTCGGCCAACTACATCCACCTGATCATGGCGTCGAACGAGGGCTGGGTGGTCCCGGCCGGTGTCGACGACCGCCGCTTCCTCGTGCTGGACGTGAAGGACACGAGGATGCAGGACGTGCGCTACTTCGCCGCGATCACCCAGCAGATGGAGAACGGCGGCTACGAGGCGCTGCTCCACCACCTGATGTCGATCGACATCTCGGACTTCAACATCCGCAAGGTTCCACAGACCGGAGCGCTGCGCGAGCAGAAGATGCTCAGCCTCGCGCCCGAGCAGTCGTGGTGGCACGCCAAGCTGGTCGACGGCCGCGTGTTCGATGACCAGCCGGTCTGGCCCGACTACATCTTCTGCACCCAGCTCACCTACGACTTCGTCGAGGCCCAGCGGACGTGGGCGCGCAACGCGCACAGTTCACAGGTCAAGCTGGGGCTCTTCCTGCGCAAAGCCATCCCGATGATGGTGAAGGAGCAGCTGTGGGGGGAGCACCCGGTCGTGCAGGTCAACGGCGACACGAAGATGGTCGAGCGTCCCTACATCTACCGCCTCCCGCCGCTGAAGGCGTGTCGCGAGTTCTGGGACAAGACCTTCGGCGGGCCCTATGTGTGGCCCGACATTCCGGAGGTCCTCGAAGAAGAACCCACGGAGGAGCCGTTCTAATGGAGCGCAAGGTCAGCTATGCGAAGGAGATCACCGCCGAGGCCAAGGCCGGAGACGGCTGCAAGGCCACGGTGTCAGTGGTGTTTCCAGACGGATCTCGGATCGACGAGCAGCAGGCGATCACGCACACCCAGGCCATGTTCCTGAAGTGGGCTGCCGCCATGGTTTTCTGCGAAGAAAGTCGGTCACTCCCCGATCTGGAGGGTATCCTTAGAAGACTGCTAGAGCAAGGAGCCACCACATGACACTCAAGTCTGTCTACTTCATCGGCGACATCGGAGACCAGAACAACCCGCACATCATCGACGTCGACACTGGCCAAGAGCTGATGCAGGTCGAGTCCGTCACCGTGACGGTGTCCGCCCGCCGCCCTATGCCGGAAGCACTCATCAAGGTGCAAGGGAAAGCCCCGGTGTTCGTGGGTGTGGTCAAGAACCCCAACCCTGGTAGATCCCCGCAGTTCCCCAAGACCCCCACTACGCTCAGCAAGGGAGCGGTCATGAGCCATATGATCGTGACCCTGGAGGAGGAGTATGAGCCTACGCAATCAGCGACCAGAGTCACCGCAACTCTGCGAAAGGCCGGGCAGCCTACCCTGACGTGTGCGCGCATGGTGCCGGACTGGGAGGTGGCAAAGTCGCCGAACATCGACGTCGTCGAGCAGGTCAGGCATACCGTGCTTCAGGATCTACTTCAGCAGGGAGTCATCAACTCTATGTCGAAGCGGTCACCGGCACAGAAGGTGGGGACCAAGTTTCAGGCTGGAGGCGCAGTCCCGCTCACTATGGGCCTCGGCAAGACGACCACCCAGAGAGGTCTCGGGG